CCATCAAGGTAGTAACTGGACTGACCTGTGGTTGTGCTACCGGAAGAAGCTGTGGAGCTTACGGTTACATTGTAGTTTTTGACAATGGCAAGCTCTGCCGCTGAAAGCGATAGAGAAGCCTGAATGTAATACGTCTGATCAGGATCAGTGATTACAAAGAATTTAATGTCCGTGGCTGATACTCCACCCGGCCAATACCGGGAGAATTTCTGTTCGCCATTTTCAACATACTGACAGCCCATGAAAACACCAGAGGCTTTCAGAGTAGCAGCAATGTACGGTGAGATCGTTGCAAAGTTTGCACCCGGAAGAACAACCGGATCACCTGTGAAAATGCTATTGGACGGCGATTGAGCCTGACCCGTTGAGGTCAGCGTAATCATGTCCGTGACGGCTTCGTTATTGTAGCCACCGCCTTTTTTACGAGCAGGAATGAAACCACGAAATGCTTTAGTAGTAGACATGTTTCATCTCCTTAGTTATGGGGAGGTTAATCCTGAAAGGATGGTTGCCTTCCCCGTGTTGTGACAGAACGACTCGTATTAGAAATGGGGAAACGTGAATCAGAGTTTTTCATCAACTGAGAGTTGACGGCATCCATCTGATCATTTGCTTTACCTTCATAAAACTTCCTACGAGCATTCACTTTACCGGCTGGCATTTTAACCAAGGCCACATCTCCACGACAAACGGAGCCTTGATACCTGCCTTCATCCCTCACGAAGGATGTCAAAGACATTTCGGGAACTTCATCAGGAGTTACAAACACCCACCCTGCTTGCAATTTCTTGCCAACATTTGTGATGTCATCCTGACCTTTAAGGGAGACTCGTATCCAACGTAGTGCCATGCCTTCATTATCAAAACGTGCTTGCACACTTTCTGGAATGTCAAGGGCATTAGGCTCTTCAAAGGTCCAGTTTTCTTCTCTCATATTCTGTTCTCTTGTAGTCTCAGTACGTGATTCATTTCGTGTCATATTCTTTCCTCCACGCTTACATGTTTACGTTAGTATATTCGCCATCGGCAGAAGTTGCCTTCATTTTTTCAACGGCATACTTTTCAAGTGGGATACCCCATTTATTAGCCAACCTTACGTCTTCTTTTGAGAGTTTGACTTTTTTGCCAGAGGACGGAGACGAGCGTGAAGCCCCCGATACCACTTGAGCAGGTTGCGTCGTGCCTGAGTTATTTTGTTCCTCAGTTTCCTGCACACGGTTTGAAGCTTGACCAAAGGCCGTTTGAAGGCGGCGGTCAATTTCTTCGTAAAATTCTTCATCATTTGGATCATATCCTTGTTCTTTTAATTCTGCATCCAGCGCAAGAGCGGCTGCTGTTTTAACTGTGTCTTGTCCAAACCACTGATTTCTTTCGGCCCACTCATTTGCTTTAGGATCATAGCTAGGTTGCTGTGATTGTACAGGCTGTGGAGTAGCTGCTACTTGTTCTTCTTTTTGTTTTAATTTAGTGGCAAGGTTATTCTTATAGTTTTGAACCGTTTTTAAATCTGCTTGAGCATTGTTTAAAATTTCTTGAGCTTTAAGAACTTTTTCTTTATCTCCATCTTCAAAGGCTTCCATATAAGCTTGTCGGGCAAGGTCGATATTCTGAGTTAACTGCCTTTCATTTGCATCCAGACTTCTGGTTGCGATGTTGTCAACTTCATTATCTTTAACTTTTAAATTATTTTGAAGTTCTTCGTTCTGTTTTATAAGCTCATTAATTTGTTCTTCACGTTCTTTGCGCTGACGAATTAATTGTCTAATTCTTTTCTCAGCACCCTTAGTCTCTATACCTTCAAGTTCTTTAGGCTGTTCTTCTTGAACAGGCTCTTCTTCTATTTCCTGAACAGGTTCTTCCTGTACTTCTTCTTGTACTTCTTCCTGTACTTTTATTTCTTCTTGTTCATCTTCTTCAAATTCAAAAGCAACCTGTGTGCTTTCATCATTACCTTCGGAAACTTCAACAGTTCCCCATCCATCATTTTCATTACTCATTTTACTCTCCGTTGTTTACGAAACAAACGATTTACGTTTATTCTATTATATCACAAAAACCTAGATTTCCCAAATCATGTAGAGCCTTTTCCTAAATTAAAGGTTGGATCAAGGTCTTTAGCATCTTCTACTTTCATAATAATCTGATCATCAAAGAGAAGAATTAATCTTATACCTTTATAGAAAAGCTTGGTTCCTGCATGTTTACCATAACAAACATAGTCACCTACGTTACACCATGCTCCTGCTGGAAACTTGTCCTTATCCATATATGCCAAGTCTCCTAACGCTAGAACCTGTGCGACAGTGGTGAGATAAGACATATCATCTTTGGTTGAATCCGGTATAAGAATACCGCCTTTGGTTACACTCTTTACTGAAACGGGGCGCACTAAAACGTGAAATCCCGGTAGTGCAGGTAGTGGGCTAGGATCGGGGGCGTCATCCTCAGTTATCCACATATCATTTTTTAGTGCGCCACCTAAACTTACTTGTTGCATTGCTAGTCTTCGTCCTCCATATACATTCGTTTTTTAATAATATCAGTTAAATTATCTCTGGCCCATTCCAGACTAGAGATGGAACCAACAAGCTGCCTGTAGTGTGAGTAGTCTTCGGCAGAGCCATTACCCAACGCCAGACGCAACTTATTAATTTCTTGGTTATACTCTTTTACTACTTCGTCCCAAATTTCCATGCCTAGATGTACATAGTACTCTTGCGGCTCTTCTTTTTGGGTTCTGGAAATTCCCAAGTATCGTCCGGCCACTCAGCAAGAGCCGCATTCAGTGAGCGTTTTCCCATAGCTTCGTCTTTAATAGCTTCCCCAAAACCTTTATCCGTATTCTTTACGTGTTCGGGATAGCCCTTACCTTTCTTCATCATTGGTCATCTCCTGTTGTTGTTGAACAGCCATTTGTACCAGAGCATTCAAAGCCTGTGTATCCATGTCTGCCTTTGTTTGCATTTCCTTATCAAGCATATCTTTTATATTATGCATGACTTCTCGTTCATCTTCTTTATTTAATTTAAACTCTTCAATCATTGCTTTTGTCATCAGTTCCATCTGTTTTAGTTTTTCCTTGCTGGAACGATTAGCTTCTGCATTGTCTCGTTTTAGATTATCAGTTGCAGTTGCTTTCATCATACCAATGATCTGTTCATTTTCTTCAAGCTCCAGCTTCTTGTTTTTCAGTTCAAGCTCTGCTGCATTGGTTGCTGTATCTGCCTGAAGCTTCTGTTTCTCAAGTTCAACCTTGGCCTGTTCCAGAGATACCAGTTGCTGTTCAGGAGATTGAGCCATACCCATTGCCTGATTAGCATTAAGAATTTGTTGCGCTGCTTGTGCCATAGCCATCTCAGCAGCGGCTGGATTATTTATTTGTTCAGGAGCCTGTTGCATCATCTGTTCGGCAATACCACTCATCTGTTCCTGATACTTCATCACAGAATGTTCTTGAATATTTGCCTGAATAATTGGAGCCACACGTTCCATGATTGGATTAGCACCGTTCATCGGGTCTTGCAGGTATGCCATCTTTACCTGTATATGTGCATCATGGTTCTGGCCGGGGAAGGCTGCAATTGGAACACCCTTGGTAGCAGCCATGATATCCGATACAGGGTCCATTGGTTTAGGTTCAATCTTGGGTGGAAGTATCTCATCTGCATTAGGCATGTTGGCTGCATTGAGAATAGTCCTGTTCAGGGCTTCCAGATTAAACATACCCGGAGGTGACTGCTGCGCCATTTGCAGAGCCATGTTCGCCATCATCATGCGATGGGCGTTCGATGGAATGTTAGGATCACTGACCGGAATAATATCTACACGACCATCAAAGTCTTTCTTAAAGATACTACGATCTTCATATGGAACATCATATGGATATTCATCAGGAAGATAATCATAGTCAATACGAGCAAGAATACGGAACTCATCTTTCTGTGACTTATGTACTCTTTTATGAATTGCGGTGAAGAACTTGCTGCTTGCTTCCAGCAAAGCCATAGTGGTTCCAACGGGTCCATAGGAGGCAGCATCGGAGATAACTTGCTCCGTACTGTCCGCAAACTTCTGACCAGCAGTAGCTACGAAGTTCAGCATTTGGAATAGAGTAGAGGAAGGCTCTTTATAGGGAAGGGGAACAATAGCCTTTGACAAATCTACACCAGTTGCCTCAACCTCCTTGAACTCGCCGGGAGCGATAGGATCATTGTCGCCAACCATCCTTACTCCCTTGGCCTTAAATCCTCCCGGTAAATTGGCAAACTGTCCAGCATCTATGAGGGAACGCATAGCTGCCGTTGCACTCATTGTTAGATTACCAAGGAAGTGAATAAGACCTAGGCCATAGAAACCAAAGCCGGGAACAAATCTATAATGTACAAAGTGATTTACTTTTTCTTTGTTCGGGTCATCTTGCTTGTAGTTTCTACGGATACTCAGTACCTGTCTGGACTGTTGTTCAACAGTTACGATATAGGGACAGGCTTCTTCTTCATTTTCAATATTTAAATAACAGTGCTGCTCCAGAAGAACATACTGTGGATCATGGTCTGATGTTGGGGATAGACCTATGATCGTGTCCATCTTTTCGCTGAAAGCTGTACCAGCATATGATGAAGGAGAACTAAGCTCAACTTCTTCATAAACACCAGCCCTCATATCTCTTTGAAGTTCTATGGGGCTTCGATAAATAACATGTGTGTAACGATCTGCATTGGACAGATCAGTTGCATAGTAAGACACATAGAACTGGTCTATGGGAATAAATTCTGACTTGGGCCGCTTCACCGTGGCATCATAGTACAGTTTCTTAAATGCAGAACCAATCAGCGGTAGATGGAATAACATTCTTTCAAACTCATCAAAGTATTCGGGCATCTGCTCCGTTACCTGATAGTTCATAAAGTTCTGTACACGGTTTGCCTGTAGTTCTTTTTCTGGTGTGGACTTACCAAGTATTCTAGTTTTTACAGGACCATTGGCAGGAAACAATTCACCAGAAGCTTTTGATTTGAACTTAACAGCAGACTCAATCAAGAGCGGATGCACAGCAGTACATGCACCCTCAAAAGGTTCTGATCCTTGTTCAAGCTTTAGACCTAGAAGACCAAAGCCCCGTTCAAACATAGACTCCCACTCAGCACGGGAATCTTATCAGCCTCAAAGTTATCTAGTACATTTGCTGCAATATCAGCAAGATCGTCTTCATCCATATCCTCTGCCATATTACCAT